CTTCTAAATTCTTCACTAATAGAACTTTTCCAATTTGCTACTGGTGTATCTCCACCACTAACTACATTTGGTTTTGCAACTGGTTCTACTGCTTCTGTTGTTTCTACAGGCACAGCTTCTTGTGTTATCTGTTCTTCTGACATTTTATATTCCTTTTTCTTTTGGGTTTCGTAGCATTGATTTAATAAATAGAATGACACTACGTTGTCCTTCCATATACGCACTTTCGTGGCTATCACCTTTTATATTTGTGGTAGCATAGAAATGACATCTTTTTTCAAGATCGGTTAGTATTTGTTTTCCCTCATCTGATCCGAATGTAATTTTATAATTTTCTTTTAGTTCCGCTATTAGTTTTTCTAACTGTTTATCTGTTTTCATATTATTCCACTAAGGCTTTTGCTTCTTCTGGTAATGCCTTTGCTAGTGGTGCAATTTGTCCTCCGGCTTGTGCAACTTGTTGCATCTGTGCCATTTGTTGTTGTTCTGCAGCTTGTGCTGCTTGTTGTTCTCTTTCTGAATTAACTTGGCTTTGTCTCTTTAATAATTTTTGCGGTAAACCTACTACGTCTGCAATATGTTTAACTAAAGCATCAAAGTCAATGTAATCAAATACTGGTGCAACATTTGCCAAACCACCTAACATTTCCATAGCTCTATTAATAGAACTAAGGTCTGTAGATTTTTGTGCTTTAGCTAATGGTGAAACGTATTCAATATCTATATCTTGACCAGATAAAAAATCTGGTGCTGGTGGAAACGCACCTTTTCTTAATAGAATATTAAATGCTCTATCAATTAATGGTTTTAATAATTCAGATTGAAGTCTACCAAGTACAGGTCCTAGTAATCTCATCTTCTCTTCGTTACGTTGGATAACTTCTGTTGCTGTCATTTGTGGACCTTGTTGCAACTGTAATTGATTAACATAGAATATATCTCTAATTGCGTCTCTTCTTTGTTGTTCCATATTTAAACCTAGTGGATTATTTGCACCAATGTTTAAAGGTTCAATTCTATCTCTTGTACCACTTCTATAAAAATTAAGTCCACCGGGAACAGTTCTAACTGGAAGTAAGAATCCATCATCCGGAACTAATAGAGGTGGGTCAACTTGTTTTTGTGCAGCTTTGATTGTTGTCTTACACATTTCGTTAAGCATTTTAACATCTGGTAACGCTGTCATTGCAGGTGATCTACCATAAATTTCGTGTGATGCTTTTAAATATCTAGGACATACAAATGGAAATTCTTTAAATCCAGATACTGATAATTCATTACCACCTTTGTATTCCATGTAGACAGATTCAAAAGGCATATTTTCTTTATCTTTTAAATTAGGATTAAAGTCTGCTCTTGGATAAACACAATGTAATACTTCTATTTCTTGGTAAGGGTCTTTTTCTGCAAGAGTTTTAATATCATTTGAAACTGTTTTGCCAAACTTTTGTATTAATGCTCTACTTGAAAGACTAAACTTTCTGTAGACAGTATCAATTCTACCTTTTTCATCTTCTGCAATATAAATTTCATTAATGTGTCTTGTTGAAAATTTTAATAAATCTTCTTCATCTTCTTGGATAAACATTGAAGCAGTACCAAATGTAATTAGGTCATGGTACAATTCAAATATTTCTTGTTGAAAGTTTGATCTATTAAATGCTGTGTACATAACTTCAGTTGCAGCTTCTAACCAAATTTTACCTTCATCTTGTTCATCCATATTAGAATCTTTAAATTTTAAAGTAAACCAAGCACTAGATGGATTTGTCATCATACCATGTAATGATGATGCTAATAATTCTACAGCTTGTAAAGGTGATGAATCAAAAATTAATTGTCCACGCTTATCTCCTTTTGATCTTGTTTTAGTTATGTCTGCTTTTCTTGGCATCATGTAGTCGGCAACTTCTTGCCAATGAGATTCCCAAGTAGCTCTTTGAGTTACTAATTTTCCAAACCTTGATAATAATTTTTTTGATAAATCTGTTGATGCCATTACTTACCTTTTTTTTTAAGTGCAATTTTATGTGCTGCTGTAAAACTAATTCCTTTGTTCATTGATACTTTCATATCTTTCATATGTTTTGTAGAATGATGAACACTATGTTTTTTTAAAGTTGTTTTTTGTCTATCTGTTAATGCCATATTACACTCTTCCTAATAAACTTGTTTTACCTAATGAATAATTTGATGATGTTTTTCCAACACCTTGTGAACTTGTCATAATTGAACTTGCTCTTCCTCTTTTTTTATTTCTTAATAAAATTTGTTCTGCAGTTAAGTCAGCGGCTTTTTCTACTTTAGCTTTTGTTGTTTGAATTGTGTTTCCACCAATATTTTTTTTAATTATAATTGGTGTATTGTTATTGTTATCACCATCATTACCCGGAGTGCTAAAATCTGCTGGGTCTCTAAGACCAGCCTTTACATCTGCATTTTGTTGTCTACCAACTGTAACCATCTTACCTAAACCTTTTACTACATTTGCTAAAATAGAATATGTTTTTTGTATTTTTGTTTTAGCTTTAGCTTTAGCTTTAGGTTTAGATGAATAATCATTTTTACCTTGATTTCCACCAAAATTTTCATTACCAAAATTTGAACTAGCACCAGCATCAAACCCACCACCTCTATATGCCATTAGTTTTTTCCTAGCAATGTGTTGGTAGCATCTTCTTGATCTTCCTGTATGCCAAGAGGACCAGTTAGTATAGTTGATCTTCTACCTCTTCTTTTTCTTGCAACAGCATCTTTGTCTTTTTTAATTTGAGCTTTTTCCTCATCAGATATTTCTGAAGATGGAGCTTCTATTATTGGAGCTGGTGGTGGAAGCGGTGGCATTTTTGGTCTAAATATTGAACCCATTTTATTTTCCTATTAAATAATTTGATAGCTATTATCTGCTATACTTTGTGGAGCAGTTTGTCTAGTATTTAATTCTTGAAGTCCAACAGCTAAATACCTCATAGCATCCGCAGCGTGTGAACTCCAATCATGTACAGGCTTTGTTTTAAACATTCTATTTTTATCTACATACTTCCTGTGGTAATGTCTTAACGCATCTATTAACTTTTTGCAATGGTCTGTATCTATGTAACATCTAGGTAACGTCATTGTGGTAGCGTGTATGCCATCCTCAAGGGGTATTTTTGGCACTACTCTAAAACGCAAACCTAATTGTGTAGCGACCTCTCTCCTAGTCTTACCATTGCCAAACTCTGTTACTTCAATGTCATGTGGTGCAAAGTGATCTTTGTAAACATACTGTTTGTTATTAATCATCTTAATGTAGTATGGTAACCCTTGACCTCTTTCTTCATGGTAATCAATAATGTTAATCCTACTGCCGATCTGCTGATAAAAGATTATAGCACTATGATCGGAAACTCCTAAATCCCAAGCTGTAGATACTGGTAGTGCAGGATCATAAGGTACTCTAGTTAATTTATTACTGTCATCCATTTCTCCTACAACATCCCCATAAACAGCACCCTCAATATTGGCAATCCAATCACACTCAAATTCTTGATTGTATTTTTTTTCACCCATGACTTCTTTAGCTTTGACCAACTCATCCTCATCTACAATCTTAGTATCTGATGCTTTAGCTTTATAGTTAAACCAATCTTCTGCTCCATTAGCGTGTTGGTATAATTCATAGAAGTTGTTGTTCATTCCAGCAGGTGTACCAATAAAGACACAGTAGCCTTTACGATCTGATAAAGCTGGTCTAATAATCTCTGGAAACAATCTACTGTTGACATTAGCATATTCATCAATCACACAGCCATCAAGATAGATACCTCTTAATCCATCTGGCGAATCTGAGCCAAGTAATGTTATTCTAGCACCATTAGGTAAATCAACTCTAAGTTCTGTTTCATTAAATTTTGTATTAGGTATCTTGTCAGTAAATTGTTTCATGTAGTCCCATGCGATACTTTTGGCTTGTTTGAATGTGGGTGCAAGATATGCAAACCTAGGATTCTTTTCTTTGCAAGTAAGAGCTGATTTAATGAGGTGGTTAATCATACATACAGTTTTGCCGAATCTCCTGTGACAGACTAGCACACTCCATCTATGTTTATCAATCTGTTGGTGTAATAGCTTTTGATGCTTTCTTGGTGTGTAGGGAATCTTAATTTCCATATCTAGTGTATAGAGCTATTCCTATACTCATCATTTGGTATGTAATCAAAGTCTAGTTTGTCCATAG